AGAAAGGTGATTGTTCCGTTAGTAACGAAGTTGCAAGTAATTACTTCAACTTCTCCAACGGTAGCGGAATAATCAGCAGAAGTAATAATCCCATCAAAGGAAATTTTCTTCGTTCCTGTTGTGTCTAAATATAATTCAAACAATGCTCCACCTGCATCTGTCGCTGTATTAGCAGCTTCAATAAAAACATTAGTTTCATCAGAAGAACTTGCTGTATAAAGAATTTCAACAGAGCCAGATCCGCTAATAATGCCGCCAACATTTCCTGCATAAGTATCACCCAATGCTGTGGATTCAAGAACTGCTTTGTCAACAGTCATTGACCAAGAACGAGTTGATGTAATAGCAGCAGCCGAGCTACCTGCATCATCGAATTTGACAGAGCCTTGCTGCCCTTTGTAAAAAGCCATAGTTTAAAGATCCTCGAAGGTTTCAAAGGTCATTCTGACCTGAGTTTGGAAGTAGCCTTCGGGAGCTGCCGATGACAACACCTCTGGCCCAATCGGGGGATCAAAATGAACACCCGATACAGTAATCCGATTATACAAATCTCTGACCCTCTTGCCGATAGTTAAGTTTGATCCAGGGCCAATCCCTTGCGCTGTAAATATATTTATCAAGACAACTCCAAGGACAAGATTGCTAGAACTAGAAGAATCTCCCATTGTTTCATAAGAGCTATTTCCAAAACTAACTAAGCATTGAACCCAACTATCAGCAGGTGTTGGGGTATAAGACATGTTATGGAAAACGACAGGAATTACAGGACTGCCAGCCAATTCCGTACTTAAACGACCTTCAATAGCAGCACGAATTGTATTGAGATTAAGTGCAGCCATCAGGTCTTACCTTTGATGTCATTGTTCCAAATATCCTCAATTCTTTTTGATGTGTTTTTAGCTATTAATTCAAACCAGCCGGGATCTACTTTCTTTGAATGATCTGTATAGCAAATAACTTCTGCATAAGGAAGATTATTGTGGATGCTATAAACATTTCCTACTTTTTCTTGTCCGGGTTTGTAATTACTACCTGTTGCATCTCCAGCACTTGTATATTTCCCTGGGCCTTTTGGTTCTCCATTTGCTTCATTTTCTCCGATCATCCAGCTAGCAGCCATTCGACCTGTATCAACTGGAGTATTTTCTTTTACAGCCGCATCAACTTCAAAAACAACAACACGCAGCAACTTATCAACTTCACTTTCTAAGAAGTCACCAATGCCAGCAATAGGAATCTCTACGCTCATGTTCTTAAGAAAAGTTCATAAGTAACAGCAGTTGTTCCACCATCAGTAATCGTTTCAATTCTAATAATTTGATGATTCACACCACCAATTAAAACACGATCAGAAGTAGAAGGAACAGAACTTAAAGAGGCTGCTGGAATAGTTGCTTTTCTATCATCAGCCTGAACAAGTTCATTCACTTCTCTTGCATTAACCTCTTCAATTAATGCGCTGATTGTTGTATCTGAATTTGATTCAGAAATAGCTCCTGTTGTTGTGTTGTATGCACCCGCAGAAATTGCACGATAAGTAATCTCATCACCAAATTTGGCAATGGCTTTCTTAGCAACGTTCTTAAGTGCAGTAGCTAAACTCATAAACGATAAGCAACTACTTGACCACTTGCCAAAGTAATACTTGTGATAATAATTCCTTCTATTTCTGTCCCTGCGTTCATTGTTATTCCGTTAATAGTTGATGAACCATTCTCGGTCAAAGATTCAGAAACAAAAGTGCAAGAGGCATCCGCTAAAGCATGAACTTTTCCAAAACGCCCTGTATGTGCGCTTGTGTCAGTGATGATTAATGCTGCTGGATAGTCGTAAGGCATGATTAGCTCCGTTTGATGGCTACGTTTCCTGGTCCACTGATTCTAAGACCAGTGAAGTATCTTTCAACGATTGGGGGGATTCTATCGGCACCGACTGACCCATAAAAATTAGGAGTAACATTTAAACTCCCAACCTGAACAGTTTTGTAATCTTCCAATCCACTTAAGCCAATACCGCTTGGATTGTTTTGTAAATAAACAGCTAAAACAACTTGAGCTTTTTTTATCTGATCGGGTATTTCTGTTGTTGTGTAATAGTCAGTGGTAATGCGAAAAGGAAATCCAGTCGCATAAGTATTGATATAAGTATCAGGTTTTCTAACTCCATCTCTAGGCCATTGAAGAGCTTGAGTATCATCAGCTCTCGCACCTAAAAATCTTTCACGATCAATTCTTTGGCAAGCTGTATATAACGCACGGTTTCTGTAGTCATCACTTGTCGAGCCAGCTTCCCATGCTTTTACATCGTCATCAGGTGTTAACCCTTCAACGATTGCATTGGCATCAGAAAGAGTGATGTAACTATTCGCTGATGCTGATCCGACTGTCGCAACTATCGAGATTGCCATTTGTTAAAGCTTTTGCTTTTGGTTTACGTTTCCTTTTTGGCTTTGGTTGCTCAATAGGAGTAGAGGCCGCTATTAAAGCAGCCTCTCTTTCCCTTGCTCGCCTAAATGCAGCAAGACCCATTAACTAGAAGAACCCTTAAGAGCTACAAAGTTAAGGACAATTGCTTCACCCAAGTTTCCAGCAGATGTATTTGTGATAGTGATCGCAAATGAACCTGCCGCAACCGCAGTTGCTTGAGCCAAATAAGATCCAGCAGTACCACCAGAAGCATGGTTAACAACGATGACATCTGTTGCTGCTATCTCGCTATTTGTCACAGTGAAAGAAACTTCAACACCTGCATTAAGTGTTGCGTCGTCACATGTGATCTGACCAGAAGCCTTATTAAGTGTTACCCCAGTAGCTTTAGAAGTTGCTTGAGTAACTGTGCCTCCAGTAGTCGGGCCGATTAATTTACCAGCCGAAGTTTCAAAGATTGACATTAGTTAAATACCTCAATCCATGTTAGAGATATTGGTCGCTCTCACGATTCCAATATTCTTTGTCTCGTAGACCTTCGACCAATTGGCTACGGTTTCAAGTTGTGTACGAGTTGGGTTTGTTGTTGTAACAGCCCACTTTGTACCAACAGGATGATATGCGTAATGAAGGTCAACAGCCATTGCATCACTCTTAGCAAGGATGTCTCTGTCTGTTTCCATATTCATTCCAGCTTGCTCGCCAGATGCAACTGCTCCTTGAGTAAAGAAGTAAGTTGAATATTCTGTTGAAGCACCTGAACCTGTAGTCGCTACATCGTCAGAAACGATGACACGAAGGCCGCAGTATGTAGGAACAGAACCATTGCCACCATAGGCACCAGCAATAGAGCCACCAGTTGCGGTAGCTGTTTGGTTGGTGTCAGCAGCAACAACGTAATCAACTAATTTGCGCTCAACAAGGTCGTAGTAGACCTTTGAATGAACAGCAATAGCAGTTAACTTGTCACCAGCATCTCCTAATAATGCTTTTGCTTTCGCAACATGCTTAGGAGCTAAAGCTGTTGGTGAGTCTCCACTTTCTGAATCAATACAAAGACCAAATAACGCAGAGTTACTATCGTTTGCATTAATAGAACCAAACACACCAGAAAGACAAGAGATCAAGTCTTTTTGACGTTGGTTAGCAATATAAGCAGCGATCTTATTACCAATAGCTGCCATTGGATCAGCACCAGCAGCAAGAGCCGCTAAATCTCTAGCTTCAAAAGCACGACCTCTGTGAAGAATCACACCGATCTGCTTATCAGCTTGGATTTTGCCAGGAGTTAAAGAAGCACTATCTGAAAGAACTTCAAAATCACCAGAAAGATTTGCTTTCCAGTAAGGGACGTTCACAAAATCTCCACCCTCTGTCGCATTAAGCTCTGCCAAAGGCTGAACCACACCGCTCTGCAAAAATGCATCACGCTGAGTTGTTTGCTCAATAACGTAAGGCGTGAAAACCTCTGGAACGATTATGTCCGACCTTAAAGTCGCCATAAAATTTCCTAAATAAAGATTTTTACGATGTGGGTCACAAACCCGTAAGACTTAGCACAGCTTCGTCGTTGTAAGTATATTAGCGTTTCGCTTGCGATTGCAACTTCTCATATAAATTTTTGTCTGTTCTATATAATCTCATTTGTTCTGTGATGTTGTAGCTGTCAGGTGCAAATGGGTTTTTAGTTCCTGCAGGAATTTCAGAATTGCTAGTCCTGCCAGCAGGTGCGCCCCCTCCTTGTGGTGCTGTTTGTTTTAATAAGTAGTTGGCTTTTTCGCTTAATTGTTTTTTAGTCCATTCAACGATTGGAGTTCTTTCATATCCATCAACAACAACAGGGACACCACTATCAACTTCTATTTTATCTTTTGGAATGTAATTATTAAGAACTAAATTTGGGTCATGTACCACTTCCGCCAAGGCCGAGACTGCTGGAGAGATAAGTTCAAGCTCTCGGACTTTTGATTCAAGGTCAGCAATTCGTTTCTTATCTTCGGATGATTTCTCTCGATATTGGTCTTCCAGTTTTGTCCTTGCTTCTGTGTATTTTCCTTTTGATTCAAGTTCAGCCTGTTCCGCATTGTGCTTGAAATCAATTAGTTCTTGTATGTTTACATTGTCTGGAACATTTTTTATTTGTTGAGAGATTTTTTTATATTCGTCTAAAAGTTCAGCGTTTTTTTTACGCATTGACTCCAGTTCTTGCTTAAGAGCTTTGTTCTCCACAGGAGAAACATCTTGCTCCACAGGAGCATTTGATTCTTCAGCCATGAAAGTTAAATTCCCCACAGGGTGAATGTTTACTTGATTTTTTTGGTGGTTTTCTTCTTAGCAGTCTCGGTTTTTACCTCAACTTTAGAAGGCTTGCCTTTTGCATCAGCAAGTTTTTGGAAAAAAGTCTTGCTCATGAGAAAAGCAATGATTAGTTTTTATGTTATCAAGATTACTTCTTTTTGCCCCCTTTCTTGGTTTTTTTCTTTTTGCTGTAGGGCATGATTCCGGAAAATGTGCTAATATCAATAAGATAAGACTATCTTGATAATGGCAAAAGGTGACAGAGCCTCTGAAAGGTTTACAGACCTTAATATTGGTTATTCAATCGACCCTGAGGACAAACGGACAAGAGAAGAAGTAACGAAAGACATGAAAAAATTGGGGATAAAAGTAACTCGTGTTTCTGAAAAACCACCTGAAGCTTATTAATACGCTTCTAAAGTAATTTCTGTAAAAGATTTTTCAATGCCTTCTTCTACCCATTCTTTAGTCTCAGCAGAAAGAACCTTATAACGAACCCCTCTAGGCTGAAGGATTTCTTTTTCTCCCAATCCATTCCAAGGCTCGATTGAAGTTCCATATTTATTGACTTGCTTAATCATTACTGAATGTGTATCAGCAGAGAACCCACTTGCGATTCTTCTGTTTGCTGTCCAGCTTTCCATTGTCAGACCAGCATCACCTCTTTTGTAAGATTCAACAATTGACTCAACAACCCTTTTGTCTTGGAAACCTATTCCTCTAAAAATTGTTCCATCAAGTTCTTTTTGCCCTGCTAATAAAGCCTGTGGTTTTCCTTTCCATTTAGGAGCCTTAGAAATGTAGTCTTCCATTTGATCTGCATATCTTCCCCACTGATTACGAACATTTTCAGTTCTAGCTCTAATTTCTTTATATCTTTTTAAATGCTTGATTTGAGCAGGATTTAATTGTGCCCCTACTGCTTGTGCTTGATCTAACTGGACACCTCTTAATTGCATATAATCACTTCCCGCCCATTCTCCAATAATTGTTTCTGTTTGCTTGAATTTAGTTGTTGTCAAACCAACTTCTTCTGGCTTTGGCTTAAACATTAGATCTTCAGATTTTTTCTTCCCTAAACCTGACCTCTTACGAACTGCACTTGTTTTTGATTCACCTGCAATCCTTTTATCAAGAAAACTAGGATCATTCCATTTTCTTAAATCTCTTTTGATTTCTTTCTTAGGTTGTAAAGCTTTCTTGGCTTTGTTATTTAATTTCTTTTGTAACTTGGCAATTTTGTCGTCTTCGATCCTACGAGCCAATTGCTTCGGTGTAATTGTTTTAAATTGATCTTTAGGAATGTACTTAGAATTAAAAGCTTTAGCTGATTTCCAATATTTTTGTTCTGCCTCAGTTTTAAGTTTTAAATTATCTAAGAATTTGATTGTGCTTTGTTCACTCTTAGGAAGCTTCCCGAAAGTAGCAACTTCAGGAACCACATCTTGAACAGATTTCTTGAATTTAGTTTCTAAAACTGATTGATCAATTAATTTCTTTTGTGCTGCTGTCAAAGGTGTGTATTTAACTGTTCCTGCTTTTTCTGCTGCCGTCATATATTTTCCTTCTTTAGCTATTAAAGCTTTTGAAGGTGGTTTGATTTTTGGCTTTGCCGCCAGTTTCTTAGAAGGTGTTTTTGTATATGTCTTTTGTAACTGCTTTAAAGTCTTAGATGATCCATCCTCACGAACAAGTTTTTTTAAGGCTTGATCAGGGCCATATTTCTTTGACAAGGCATTAAAATATTTGACTTTATTCTTACCCAAGCTTTTCGCTTTATAACTTGCCGATTGATCTTTCAACCATTTTCCATAGCTAGTACCAGCAGGAACAGAGCCACCTTCTGCTGCTCTTTTTCCTAATGGTGTCTTCGGTGGTGTAATTCCTAATCCTTCATAATCCAATTCAGCAACAGTTCGACAACGACACCCAAAATGCTGTGGAGGTGTTGGCCCTTCTCCATATTTAAAAACTTGCTGATCTAATACCCGACATTCAGGAGCAGTTCGAGCATCAAGAGTTGCCACCCATTTATATTTTTTTGTTAGGTCTTGATTGTTTTCGTAAACAGCTTGAGCTGCATCATTACTAACTTGCTGAACACTTGTCCTGACTAAATTCGTAACCTGATTTGGTTTAAATGGCTTTCCATCTTCAAAAATTAATTGATCTCTCAACCTTCTAGCTAATTGAGCAGTTGGTTCACCTGTTAACAAGCCATCTCGAACAGTTCGACCAAACAGTTCTCCTTGCTTTGCTGCTAAACCTCTAAATGCCTGTTTTAAATTTTGACCATTAGGAAGATTAACAAGAGATCCTTGCTTGGAAGTTAAAGAGAACTTCTGTGGAATCCCTTTTACCTTTGCCTGTAGATCATCACTCAATAAAGAAGCATTTATATCAATAGGATTACTATTAACAACTGATTCTGCATATCCCTTTGTGACGTTTAAAGGATTAACGACAGCATTGCTAACAGCAGGGACATTTGGAAGAGCTTTCTGTAGTTGAAGTTGTGCAAACTCACTTTGTAATCTTGTTATGCCGTCAAGTTCCTTGACCATTTGAGCAGCACTTTTATTTGACCAACCTTTCAGACTTGCATCTAATTGTTTTAAAAGAGAACGCAACCGATCAGCCTTATATTTCGGCTGCTTTGCTCTTGGCATCCTTTCAATTCTTGCCAATTGGTCAATGGTATCATTGATTATTCGGTCATATTGTTTGACAAGTTTCTTAGACGTTCCATTACTGAAACGATTTAGATCAAGCGTGTTTCTATAAACGCTTTCTGGAACATCACCAGTAGCCATTACTAATCATCCTCATTTTCTTTCTCTAATTCATCTTCATCCTCTAAATCATCATCGTCTTCTTCTATTTCTTCCTCTGGTTGTTCCATATCTATTAAACCAGCTTGTTCAGTTGACTCAAGTTCTTCTTCAACGTCAAAGTCATCTCCCAAGACTTCACCTTCGACAAGCTGTTTTAACATTGTCTCCTGTGAGATAGTGCCAGCAGTATAAAGTTGCAGCAAGCTTCCAATCTCTTGAGGATCAAGACGAGAAGCCAAGAAGTCACGATTTACAAAGCAACTGCCAGATTCATTAGTGCCTAGATATTTTGCATGATACAAAAGGGAATTATCAATCATATCTTGCATTTGTTGTGCTACCACCTGCATTGTTGAGTCTCCTTGCGAGCGGTCTATTTTTTTTGCTTCTGCTGTTTCTGCGGATAGCTTTTGACCTAGAACTGCTGCCAAACCAAGCTCATTAATCTGCGAAGCAACTTGTTCAAGTCTTTTAAATTGTGCATCATAGCTGCGACCACTAGGTTCTACATATTCAGCACGACCATCGGAAGGAAAAGCAATCGCCTCTCCAGGCCCAGCAGATACTTCCTCGCCAGA